TATTTAGAAGAAGAATTAAATCAATTGATGCATGAAAAAGACGAAAATGAAAAGAAGGCTAAGATGGAATTTGACAAACGCATTAAAGAGGCAAAAGAAAAAGCAATTGAAGATAACAAAGAAAAGGCACTTGAATCAGGTAATAAATTATCTCAAAATATTGATGAACAAGGTAATTTATATAGTGTTAACACAAAGGGTGAACGAGAAGAATTATCTGTTGCTGACATCAAACGAGAGCTTTTTGAAAATGAAAATGTTGTTCTAGATAAGAATACAGATCATGGTCTTTCTGAATTAACAATAAACAAAGAAAAAGATAGTTTGGATAAAGTGGATTAAAAAAATTTTTAAATTTATAAATATATACTATATTTATAAATGTCCAGTGAAGATAATAAAGGATTTTTTACAAAAGAAGAGCAAGATGAAATAATGAAAACAGAAGAACCTCAAGATCCTCAATATAATGGTGAAGTTGTAATAAATGATAAAGAAAATGTAGAGGAAAAAAAAACAGGGTTATTTGGATTATTTAAAAATACTAGTGAAGATGATGTTAATTCCCATGTTATTGAAGAATTACCTGTTGAATTAAAAAAGAATGAAGAAGAAAAAACTGAAGGAGAAGAAGAAAACCCTGAAGGTGAAGAAGAAAAAACTGAAAAGAAAGGATTATTATCTTCATTATTTGGAAAAAAAGAAGAGCCTGATTGCGAATTATTATTAAGACAAATGAGAGATTGTGTAAATGAAAAAGATGGAACTACTATGTGTAAATTAGAAGTAGGTGAATGGGAAAAACACTGTAAAAAAAATAAAGACGAGGAGAAGGATGAAGATAAAGACGAAGATAAAGATGAAAACAAAGATGAAAATAAAGATGAATAAATTATATAATAATTATTAAAATATTATATAATTATGAAAATTTTTGTAATAAATTTATTTTATCACTGTTTAAATCAGACATATAATACCATTTTTTCTTTGATGGGTCCCATTTAGCTCCATACGATTTAGCTTCATCTTTATCTTCATATTTTACTTTTAAATAACATTTTTTTGCCTTAGTTTCTGTTTTTTGGTAAGGACAAGATGTTTGACCAATTGCCAAATTAGCTAATCTATCTGCTTCTTCGTTACCTAATGAATGTTTATCTTGCTTTCCTGTATGAGCGTCAATATGCATAAGAGATAAATTACTATAACTATCAAATGCAGTAAATAAAGTTTTAACTAACTCTTTATTTGGTATATCTTTTTTCCAATTATCTAGTTTACATTTTTTACCATATGTTGTACAGCATTTGATAACATACTCAGAATCAGTTACTATGCATATATTGAGATTATTTTTAATTTCTTGTGTAATCATACATAAAGCTTCATAAACAGCACCAAGTTCTGCTGTATTATTTGTTTGTTTTCCTTCAACTTTTTTTGATATATTTCTTGAGTCATCATAACCAAAAAATACACCCATACCTGCTTTAGCATTTGGTTTTCCATTGTGTATACAAGCTCCATCTGTATAAACAAATAACTCAATTACTTTATCTGATCTATTAATATTTAAAAATTCATCCATATTTATATAATTTAAAAATTATTTAAATACATTTATTATATGAAATATTTTGTTAAAAAACTTAATTTACCTTTAGAGATACAAGATAATATTTATTCTTTTTTAGATTACATAAAATGTATTAAAAATTTAGATAAAATCTGGTATAAAAGATTGATAAATAAAAATGATTACTATTATTATAGTAGGTGGTGTGCTGTAGGTTTAAAAAAAGATTACTTTATAAATTTATGTCTTAAAAGAGAAGAAGAAGGACTACAAATTTTAATAAAACAGCAAGCATTTGAAATTATTAAAAATATTCATTATTCCCACTTATAATTATGTCAAAAATATTTAAAGGTATTTTTTACATAATAATTATATTCATGACTACTTGTATAGGCATTGATTTAGGAACAACTTATAGTTGTGTAGGTGTTTGGCAAAATAATAATGTTGAAATTATTGCGAATGATCAAGGAAATAGAACAACTCCATCTTATGTTGCTTTTACTGAAAACGAACGGCTATTGGGTAATGCTGCAAAATCACAATGTACACAGAATCCTACTAATACGGTTTTTGATGCTAAGAGATTGATTGGGCGTAATTTTAACGATGAACTGGTTCAGTCTGATATTAAACATTTTCCTTATACTGTTATTCCTAATAAAGAAGGAAAACCTGCAATTATGGTTAATTATAAAGGAGAAGATAAAGTTTTTCAACCTGAGGAAATTTCTTCTATGGTTTTAATTAAAATGAAAGAAATAGCAGAAGCATATATTGGTACAACTGTTACAGATGCTGTTATTACTGTTCCTGCTTATTTTAATGATGCTCAAAGACAAGCAACTAAAGATGCTGGTACTATAGCAGGATTAAATGTAATGAGAATTATTAATGAACCAACTGCTGCTGCTATTGCGTATGGATTAGATAAAAAAGGATCAGGAGAAAAAAATATTTTAATTTATGACTTAGGAGGTGGTACATTTGATGTAACAGTTATGTCAATTGAAGATGGTATTTTTGAAGTAAAATCTACAGCAGGAGATACTCATTTAGGTGGTGAGGATTTTGACAGAAGATTAATGGAACATTTTATGCAAGATTTTAAAAGAAAACATAAAAAAGATATTAGTGATAATAAAAAGGCTTTGCGAAGGTTACAAACAGCATGTGAAACAGCGAAAAAGACACTATCTTCGTCTACTACTGCTACTGTTGAAATAGATTCTTTATTTGAAGGAATCGATTATAATTCTGTTATATCAAGAGCTAGATTTGAAGATATATGTAGTGATCTTTTCAAAAAGACATTTGATCCTGTTGATAAAGTTTTACGCGATGCAAAAATAAGTAAAAGTCAAATACATGAAATTGTTTTAGTTGGTGGATCTACAAGAATTCCAAAAATACAGTCTCAATTAAGTGAATATTTTAATGGAAAAGAATTATGTAAAGGAATTAATCCAGATGAAGCAGTTGCTTATGGTGCTGCTGTACAAGCAGCAATTTTAGGTGGTGTAAAAGATGATAAGGTAAATGATCTTTTGTTATTAGATGTTATTCCTTTATCATTAGGAGTAGAAACATCAGGAGGTATCATGACAAATTTAATTCCAAGAAATACAACTATTCCAACAAAAAAATCTCAAGTATTTAGTACCTATGCTGATAATCAACCAGGATGTACAGTACAAGTATTTGAAGGTGAACGGCAATTTACAAAGGATAATAACAAATTGGGTGAATTTCAACTCAATGGTATTCCACCAATGCCTCGTGGTATACCTCAAATAGAAATTACATATGATGTTGATGCCAATGGTATATTAAATGTAAGTGCTATTGAAAAATCAAGTGGAAAAACAGAAAAAATAACAGTTAAAAATGAAAAAGGTAGATTAAGTGATGATGAAATTCAAAAAATGGTTGAAGAAGCTGAGAAATTTAAAGAAGATGACACTAAACAAAGAGAAAAAGTTGAGGCTAGGAATGGTTTAGATAATTACATTTTTAGTGTAAAACAATCATTAAATGATGAAAAATTAAAAGACAAATTTACTGATGAAGATAAAACATCAGTAGAAAATAAAATCAAAGAGGTTCAAGAATGGTATGATGAACATCTTGAGGCAGAAAAAGAGGAATTTGAATCTAAACAAAAAGAATTAGAATCAGTTTTTTCACCAATTATGATGCGTGTTTATCAAGAAACAGCACCAACTGGCGATTCAGATGAAATGAAAGCTCAACGAGAAGAAGCAGAAAAACCAGATGAAGAAGATTGGGAACCTAAAATTGAAGAAGTAGATTAAACTGGTCTATACCAAGTTAAAGTAATTTTGTGATCACAATCTAAACAATAATTACTAGTGGTTTCAAAATCATTATAATTTCTAACTAAACATGTTTTATTACATTTTGAACAAAAGTATTTTTTACAAGTAATACAACAATTTGTTTCAAACACATAAGTATCATAGGTTGAACAGTTTTCACATTTTCTTAAAAAATCTTTAATATATTTGACTATGTGTTGGTCAAACATTTGGTATATTGTATAATAAATATTATTTCTATATTAAAAATGATATTTATAATATATTACCACCTAGATTTTTTTACACTAATTTTAGGTCCGGCACTTTTTTTTCTAGCTGAATTTGGATCATACATTTCATCCTCATCATCAGAATTAATATCTTTTGATATTTCCCAAAATTCTTTAGATCCTAGTTTGAAATCTTTATGTGGACTTGCCTTATACCAAAAAATCTGATCATGTAATTTATTTGAATTACTGTTATTATTGATAACTAAACACTCATAATTTTCTGTACATTGATCCATTACTTGACAAAAAGATTCAAATGTAGGAAACATACCAGCATAATTTTCATATATGCGTTTTCTGTTTGTAATATATGGTTCTCTTAGTATAAAAACATAATCTATATTTGTTCTTAAATTTGGAGGTATACCTAATGGATACTGCATAGTAATCACTAACATAATCTTCCAATGTCTTCCATTCATGAACAATAATCGCATTAATTTATCTTTTGCCCATGTATTATCATACAAACAATCATCCAAGATAACAAATGCTCTTGGATCTATATTACTTTTTTTAAAAGTCTGTTCTTCTTTTTTTACCTGCTTTAACACCTGCTTTTGCCGCTTAAGTATATTCTCTATAATTGCTGTATTATATTCTTCATGTATAAATAACTTAGGAACATGCGCACTATAAAAACCGTTACCTGCTTCAGTACCGGATATTACTGTCCCTATAGGTATATCTTGTTGATAAAATAATAAGTCTCTTACTAAAA